CAATACCATATCATCGCGGACCTTCTAAAATGTGGGTCCAGTTTTCAATTCCTTCGGATCCGTTTTCTGAGGAAGCTTCAGGAACTGACACTGGGATAGATGGTATTAACAACATGAATACTCTACCGTTTACAAACTTGCCATATAAGAGCATAAACAGCATAGGTAAGCAGTGGATTAGGAGGTTCGCTCTATCTTTGTGCAAAGAGATACTCGGCCAGATTAGGAGTAAGTTTCAAACCATTCCTATTCCAGGCGAGTCGGTTACGTTAAACGGTTCAGATTTGTTAACTCAGGCGAGAGAAGAACAAGATAAGTTAAGGGAGGAGTTAAAGACGACACTGGCTGAAATGACATATTCTAAGTTAGCTCAAATTGATTCAGAAACAATGGACGCCAGCATCAATATACAAAAGAAGATACCGTTGTCGGTATTTGTGGGGTAATAATTCATGGCAGACAATAAATGGAAGCAGCCCCAGGATGCTCCTCCACCACTCTTTCTGGGAAAAAAAGAAAGAGACCTGGTAAAACAAATAAATGATGAATTGGTCGAAAAGGTCATTGGCCAGCAAATCTTGTATTATCCAATTAGCATCGAGGACACCGACTTTCATCCCGTTTATGGTGAGGCAATTCATAAAAACTTTTTAAACCCAATAAGGGTATATGCTCTTGTCGAGTGGCAGGGATATGAAACAGAAACTACAAATTTGGGAGTGGACCGGTTATCAAAAATAACTGTTCATTTTCACAAAAGAAGATTAACAGAAGATCAGAATTTGTTCGTCCGAGAGGGTGATTTTGTTTTGTACGGTGAAGAATACTACGAAATAGTGACCCTTAACGAACCAAAACAGATATTCGGTCAAGTTGGACACAAAATGGAAGTAACCGCCGAATGTGTCAAGGCAAGAGAGGGACTCTTCAATGCCGGATAATGATGACCATATTAAAAAATTAAAAGAAATTCCATTCCCTCCGTCTAGAATAGAGAATATTGATACTGCGATGCTTTCGTATTTAGAGGGGCTTAATTTACACACAACCACAAATAATGGATGGACCCCTCTTCCTGTTATCTGGACATCTGCTGAAAGAGTTTTTCAAAGCAAGAGAGACTCTAGAGTTAGGGACAAAGACGGGTCTTTGGTTCTTCCGCTAATGACCGTCGAGAGAACAAGTCTTGTGAAAGATCCTTCTAAAAAGGGAACGATTCAGGCAGCTTTGGTACCAGAATCTGATGAGAAGGGTGGTGTCATATTAGTAGCAAGAAGGATTAAGCAGGATAAAACGTCTAATTTCGCAAATGCTGACGCACAAAGAAAAAGGGGGCAACCAAACTTTCCAACTGCTAACAAAAAGGTGGTATATGAATCCATAACAATACCACTTCCGGTATATATAACTGTTAATTATGAGATAACGATCAGAACAGAGTACCAACAACAAATGAACGAGATAATGGTGCCGTTTATAACCTCTCCAGGGGGCATAAACTATATTATAATAAGCGATGAGCATCATAGATATGAGGGTTTCATCCAGCAGGACTTCTCTCATAGCAATAACTTGAGTTCTTTTTCAAATGAAGAGAGGAAGTTCGAAACCAAGATGAATATTGAAGTTTTAGGTCATTTGATAGGTGGGGGGAAGGACGAATTAGGCCCAAATATAACAATTAGGGAAAATCCTGTAGATTTTAAAATACCCAGAGAAAGAGTCATGACTCAAGATGAAGTGGAGAGGGAAATAGGCGAATTTATTGGTCGCCAGAACCTTCCGGGGTGGTCCGATGCATAAAATAAATGATTTTATGCTTGGCGGTGTTCCTTCGGATCAAGAATTTCCAATTCGCTTCGGAGCTTCAGATATTGAAAATGTTGACGCGGCAATGTTGGACTATGTTAAAGATTTAAATTTACACACAATGACACCGAATGGGTTCGAGCCTGTAAAGCTTACTTGGGTATCCCCAGAAAGAAGTTTGGCGGCGAAAAGAGACGTATATTTCAGGGATGCCACTGGTGCTTTAATACTTCCGATCATTGCAGTGGAAAGAACCAACATAGTGAAGGATTTAAGCAAGAAAGGCGCAGTTTGGGGTAACGTTGTTCCTCACGATGATGAGAAAGGCGGGTCTATAAAGATCGCAAGAAGAATCAAACAAGATAAATCGTCTAATTTCGCAAATGCCGACGCACAGCGAAAGAGGGGACAAGTGAACTTTCCAGGAATGCGCAACAACAAAATAGTATATGAAACTATAAGCATTCCGATGCCTGTTTATGTGGAAATGTCTTATAAGATCACTTTACGTACAGAATATCAACAGCAAATGAATCAATTAATAACTCCTTTTTTAACAAAGCCTGGTGGAGTTAATTATATTTTGATTTCTAGGCATGGACACAGATATGAGGGATTTATACAGCAAGATTTTTCACAAAATAATAATTTCGCTTCTTTTACATCTAAAGAAAGACAGCTGGAAACGACAATAGAAATAAAAGTCCTGGCCTATTTGATAGGGGAGGGTAAAAATCAGTCTCAACCGATATATTCGATAAGAGAGAATGCAGTTGATATCAAAATACCAAGAGAAAGAATAGTTTTTGGCGATTCTCCCGAAACAGAGATAGGAAGGTTTTATGGTCTCGCAGGAATTACAAAACTTACCCCCATTGGAGAACCTGATCAGGTAATCACTCCATTTGTTTTTGATAGAGGGGCAGAGAGCACAGGCGGAGGAGGGACTACGACGACTACAACAACTACAACTGCAGGAACAATCACAACAACGAGATATGCGCCGAATCAGAGCTTTCAGGAAACCCCAAACGGCTCTAGAACAACATTTACCGTTTCAGAGGAATTTGTTATCGGCAGTCAAATGGTGTTTAGAGATGGTATTTTAATGTTATTGGGCGACGGTAACGATTACACAGTTACAAATGATACTACAATCGAATTTAATTCTGATGACCCCCCGGGGACCAATGAAAATCTTGTAATAAGTTATGTTAAAGCTGCGTAGGGGCTCTATTTATTATGTGGAAAAAACCATAATACTACATTAAAAGGAGAGAGAATAATGGCTGCGCTAGATAAATTGATTGACTTACTTGAACAAATTAAACAAACAGATCCAAGCTTTAGCGAAAAGGCGTCAAGAGCTTTAGACGTTCTTATAGAAGAAGATCCTGCGGAAACAAGCACTGTTTTTAAGGGAGGAACAATTAAAGATGGCAAGTTAGTTACGAAATTGGAGAAAAAAGAACCCGCACCGGAGCCCGCACCGGAACCCGTGCCGGAAGTAATAGAATACCCTTCTGAAGTAGAGATATCAGATGAAAATCTTCAAGAAATAAGGTCTAGGCAGCATATAATATCTATGGAGATAGCAAGGTTGGGCTTATTACAACAAAACTATGAATCCGACAAAGAGCTTCTTTTGGAGTTAATCGAAGAAAACCAAAAATCTTTACAAACCTTTTTGCAAAGCTTGCAAGAATCTTACAATCTAGACGTGAAAGCGACATATGTTTTAAATCTTCCTCCTGACGGAAAACAAAAGGCATCTTTCATTAAGAGGGAATCTAATTAGTTCATGGAAACAAAAGAGGAAAAAGACGCAACGTACACGACTTCTGACATTGGAATCGCAGCGTATTTACAAATGTTTAATATTAAGCTGCTACAGTGTCATCGCCTTGAGGGCGGAAGGTTCTATTTTGAATTTGAAAACCTAAAAGAATGCAAGGAGAGATCAATAGAATTTCTAAGTTCAGATTTTTGTAAGTTTGATAATAATGTCCGAAATTTAAAGAAAATACTCTTTTCGTAAATTCATAACATATTTATTTAAGTCCAGTTAATTTATTCCATCTCACCTAAAATTTAAATGAATTAAATATTCACTCCAATCCCAGTTACAATTTTATAAATCATTAATTAAAAGTTCAGCCATAAATCAAAAAAATAGGAGGATTTAAAAATGGCAAGAACAAGAATAGGCACTAAACTTATAGAAATAGGTGGTGTCACAATGGACAATCTGAGTAGCGGATCTGTTAAAGGTCATATCGCTGCCGGTGGATTTGATCTAACCGCAAGTAACGCTATGAAGCTGTATTTCGCGGAACCTGGAGCATATACTGCTTCAACATCAACGCCGAGAATACATTCAACCAAGTCACGTTTCTTATATATTTCAGCAGGTGGCAAAGGTCTTAACGAAGACGGCGCAGTCATCATTGGTGCGTCTGGATCGAACGGAGCTAATAAGTCGCGCCTCATGGTAAATGACTCCAAAGTTATGCTTGATGGCAACACTCAAATTGATTTTATGCAAGACGGATCCCAGATCGCGGCATTTTCTACTGGCGGCGATAGCGGCGGCGGATTAACAATCACCGCCGGTCCAAGCACAGGTGGCGGAACCAATTTGTTACTTAGAGCATATAACGCAACCAGCGGAATGCAGGCTATTGAAATTGGTCATACCATCTTTACTGACGGTACAGGTCGCTTCGGTCTTAAGGTGCCCCAATCCGGCGCATTGATGTTCCGCGACACCGGTTCTTATATCTATTCAGACGCTGCAAGCAAGTTAAAGATTAAGACAGTTAGCGATCTTGAGATAGAAAGTGGAAGGGATATCATTCTCGATTCGACGAGAGCAACTTATTTTATGGACTCGTCAGCGCAGACCGCGATGATAGGTTATTTTACTGCTACTGGCCAACCTCAACGTGTTATCGGTGATGGTCGACTAGAGATCAGTGATGCAGGTGCTCTGGGAGGCGACTACTACAATATCAGGTTCCTGGGAACTTCCGGTACTTCAACGATGTCAGTTTATTCTGGTTCGACAGATATTTTGAGTTTTGATGGTAGTCACATGAAGCAGAAAGTCTCCGGTGGTAAACTCTACTTTGATGGTGGTACCACATATTATGCAGGTTCAACAGCCAAGTTCCAATATTTGACAGCTTCTGCTGCTTATATTAATAGCCTTGAAGTTGACGAGATCGTTTCTCGCACAATCACAAAGGACTCCTTGGAAATCAAGGATAACTTGATTATTGCAGGTGTTTCGGGATCCACTCCAGGCGATTATGTCGGAGCTGGTTTTCAGCTTGGCGGTAAAGTCGGCGTTGCTGGTACTGGTTCCGCACCTTTGATGTCATTGACTCTTGGTTCCAGGACTCTTACTGGTGACTCGTTGATGGTTAACGTCGACGGACAGGAAGGTGCTAGCTTCAAGTCTGGCTCCGTCACTCAGGCAGCTCTTGGAAAGGCTGGTATGCGTTTTGGTGTTACTGGTTCGGTTTCTGGTTCTCTCGTTCAGGCGAAGAGAGCAGAGCTAGGACACATAGCGGTGGGTAATGTAACTTCGACATCCACAGTGCAAGGCGTGTCCATAACCGGCACGACACTAGTTTCTGGTGCTGCAGGTACGTTCCACACGACTACAACTGACAAGGTTGTTGCGAAACAAATCAATGCAACTTCTTTTACTTCATCAGCCAATGTTGTGTTTGGAGGAATGACAAGTACTGTTCAGGTCGATGGTAGCTTAATCTCAAATCTTAGTCCATTCCAGAGCAATAAGAACGATCTTGGTGCCTCTGACGCGAAGTGGAA